TATTAAGTTATATTTTAAGCAACAAGAAGTCGTCGCTAAACTCTAATGGCCCAACCATCCACAAGACAAGAACTGATTGATTATTGCTTACGTAAGCTCGGGGCTCCGGTGCTTGAGATTAACGTGGCTCAAGAACAGATTGAAGACCTTGTGGATGATGCTCTGCAGCTATTTCAAGAAAGGCATTTTGATGGTGTTTATCAAACTTATCTGAAATATCAGGTTACTCAAGATGATGTTGATAGGGGTAAGGCAAAAAACATTGGTGATTCTGGAATAGAAGTTACCCCGGTGACTCAAAATATTGTAGGGACTGCAACAACCTTCAACTACTTTGAGAACAGCAACTATCTTCAGATTCCACCTTATGTTGTGGGAGTCAATAAAATCTTCAACTTTGCTGGTTCTAATACCATTTCAAGTGGTATGTTCAGTATTAAGTATCAGTTGTTCCTCAATGACATCTATTATTGGGGTTCTACTGAACTACTGACCTACTCAATGGTTAAGACTTATTTGTCAGATATTGATTATCTTCTAAATCCAGAGAAACAAATCCGATTTAACAAACGCCAGGATAGGCTTTATCTTGACATTGATTGGGGAACCCTAAGAGCTGGTGAGTTTCTTATTATTGATTGTTGGCGTATGATGGACCCAACAAACTACTCACAAGTCTGGAACGACTCATTCTTGAAGCCCTATCTGACGGCTCTTATTAAACGTCAATGGGGTCAGAATCTTATTAAATTCCAGGGGGTCAAGCTTCCTGGTGGCGTTGAGCTAAATGGTCGGCAACTTTATGATGATGGGCAACGGGAACTGGATGCGATTGAGCAGAAGATGTCTTCTACTTATGAAATTCCAGCGATGGACCTTATTGGTTGACTGATAAATGTTAAACCCATTCTTCCTACAAGGCTCACCATCAGAACAAGGACTCATACAAGATCTTGTAAACGAACATTTGAGGATGTTTGGGATAGACGTTTATTATCTACCCCGTCAGTATGTAACGGAAAAGACTGTTATCAAAGAAGTCATTCAATCTGAATTTAGGAATGCATATCCCATTGAGGCTTATCTAGAAACTTATGAGGGCTACGGAAATCAAGGAACAATTCTCTCAAAGTTTGGTATTCAAGAGCTTGATGATGTCACCCTCATAATCTCCAAAGAGCGTTGGAAAAACTATATTGCAGAACTTATAAAAAATATTCCCAATATTAAGCTATCATCTAGGCCCAAAGAAGGAGACCTTATTTATTTTCCTCTAGGAAATAGATTATTCGAGATTAAGTACGTTGAACACGAAAGGCCATTTTTTCAACTCAAAAAGAATTATGTTTATGAGTTAAGATGCGAACTATTCCGATATCAAGATGAGCTTATTGATACTGGCATTGACTTTATTGACGACCCCTTAGGTCCAAATGATGGAGATGGCACTGGAGATGACCTTGATGATAGAGAAGATTTCACTGTGACTCAGACCCTACAACTTGTAGGAATGGGTTCCACGGCAACCGCCATTACTTCAGTAGTCAATGGTGGTGTGCGGTTTGTAACCGTAACCAACCGTGGTAATGGGTATCGCAATGCCCCAACAGTGGGATTCTCAACATCTCCTTTAAGGACTGCAACTGGTATTGCAACGATGATTGGGGGGATTGTTGACCTCTGCGAGCCCAATGAGACTTTCTTGAGGGTTCAGGGGATTGAGCTTACTAATCCTGGGTTTGGTTATACTGTGGCACCAATGGTTTCCTTTATTGGTGGTGGAGGTGGTTCTGGCGCAGAAGCAGTGGCAACAATAGGTGATGGTATTGTTGGTATAGTGACACTAACTGATGGTGGTTCTGGTTATCTAAATCCACCTTCGGTCACTTTTGTCGGCATTTCATCCATCTCAGCAGAAGCAAAATCAGTTATTGATTCCTCTGGAGAACTTACCCAAATAAGAATCACCAATGCTGGTTTGGGGTATAGTGCAGCTCCAACTATTGTAATAGGAAATCCAGATGTGATGATTGGATTTGGCACTTATATTCGCAATGAGGTTGTTGTTGGAAGTATCAGTAGTATAACTGCGGTTGTAAAAACCTGGGATGTAAATACCAAAATACTTGAGGTCTCTAACTCTACTGGAACATTTAGAGTGGGGGAACTTATTATTGGTCAGACTTCCAATGCAACCTGGGGCAATAGAGTTGCAAACATCCAGACTTTCAGTAATACTTTTGCTCAAAATAATACCATTCAATCTGAGGCGGATAAGATTCTTGACTTTAGCGAGAGAAATCCATTTGGAACTCCTTAAGTGTTAAATAGAATACAAAACATAATACAAAATGTTTGAATATTTTTACCACGAGATATTAAGACGTACAATCATAGGATTTGGTACGCTCTTCAATAATATTCAAGTGCAGCATACTAACAAAAATAATGAAGTTGTTTCTGTAATTGAGGTTCCTCTTGCTTATGGACCAACTCAAAAGTTTCTTGCCAGAGTAGAACAACAGCCGAATCTTAGCACTCCGGTTCAAATGACATTGCCAAGAATGTCATTTGAGGTGACAGGACTCACTTATGACACTGCCCGTAAACTAACAACAACTCAATCATTTGTAGCAAAGTCAGTAACGGATTCTGCTGATATTCGTAGAACCTACCTGCCAGCTCCTTATAATCTGGCTATTGACCTCAATATTATGACAAAGCTAGATGATGATATGCTCCAGATTATAGAGCAGATTCTACCATACTTTCAGCCATCTTATACTCTTACCATTAACTACATTGATAAAATTGGAGAGAAGAGAGATATCCCTATTATCCTTGAGAATATTATTATGGAAGATACTTATGAGGGAGACTTCACTACCCGTAGGGCTCTGATTTATACTCTAAAGTTTATTGCCAAGATTTATCTCTTTGGTCCAGTCTCTGCAGGAGCAGACAAAGACATTATTCGCCGGGTTTCTATTGGATTTGTCGCAGGAGACACCCGCTCCGTTACAAGGGACCCAGCATTCTTTGTCACTCCGGTTGCAACCAAAAACTATACTGGAGAACCAGTCACCACCCTCAATAAGGATGTTAGTGCCACGGATACCACTATTGAAGTTGTAGATGGAACTAATATTCCAGTCAAGTCTTACTTTACTATTAATGATGAGACTTTATTTGTCCTGAACAAAGAGGGTAACAATCTTGTGGTGACTCGTGGTTCTTATAGCACAAAAGTCTCTAATCATGTATCAGGAACAAATCTGAATCTTATCACTGAAGAAGATAATGCCCTGATTCAACTTGGTGACGATTTTGGTTTCAGTGAAATTGGAATAGAGTGATATGTCAAAACAGTTTGAGAGTCTAGATGAGGTGTTCAACGTGACCAGCGAAGTAATGTCAAGAGAAGTTGAGGCTCCTAAGGAAACTCCAAAGAAAGTTGAGTCTCTAGTGAATGAGATTCGTAAAGATTATGAGTACTCTAGAGGAAACTATTACTCTATTATTGAGAAGGGTCAAGAGGCAATCAACAGCATCCTAGAACTTGCCCAGGAAAGTGAATCCCCTAGGGCTTATGAAGTGGTTTCTCAGCTCATTAAGAACGTTGCAGATGCCACTGATAAGTTGATGGAACTGCAACAGAAACTTAAGGATATTGAAGAAGTCAAGCAATCCTATGGACCAACCAACGTGACCAATGCTCTGTTTGTCGGGTCCACTGCAGAACTGTCAAAGTTACTCAAGGCACAGAAAGAGCAACCAGACACTAAATAAATATAATCTATTATTATAACAATGCTCAACGAAGACCATAAGGAAGTAGCGTCTGGTAAAAAGAAAGACGAAGAGGGCTATATGGCACGTACTGAGCTTGATTCCATTGAGAAGGCAGTCAAGAATCTCAGAAACAATATCAAGAGGGGTAATCAACAGCTACCAGCCTGGGTTCAATCCAAAATCACAAAGGCTGCTGATTATATTGATACTGCTGCAGAGTACCTTGATGCTGAAGAGACAGTTGATGAGGCTCGTAATCCTCTAAAGGACCCTGCTACTCAAATCAAAATCTCAAGAGGTGTCGGAGCCCTTACACCAGAATCTGCAAAACAACTTGGTCCTAAAGCAGAAAAACTTCAAAAAGAAAAGGCAGCCCAAGTGGACCTACCCAAACTCAAGGAATCGCTGGTAGATAAGATTCTGAGTGAGATTGAAGAAGAAAAAGACCCTATTGGTCCAACAAAGCCATTTAAGACTCCAAAGGAGATTGCCAATCTTCACGGAGTTCCTCTAAGAAAAATTCAGAATCAACTGAAGATTGGTATTGATGTTGAGTCCGAACACACCACAAGTCGTAAGGAAGCTCGTATCATTGCTCTTCAGCATCTAGAGGAGATTCCTGAATATTATACTCGTCTGAAGAAAATGGAGACTCAGGCTGAGTCTTATGATGACCCTTGCTGGAAAGGTTATACACAAGTCGGAACCAAAATGAAGAATGGTAAGGAGGTTCCTAACTGTGTACCTAAAACAAAAGGAGTCAAGAAAGCCAAAGAACAAGTAGATGAAGCAGTAAGACTCGCGGCCCAGAATGGGAATCTTTTATCTGTGGTTCTTATGTGGCGGGGTAAGTATTATTCTGTCCGTACATTTTTCCCTCAGGTTCGTATGCCCAGTAAGAAGGAAGTGAATGATGAGATGCAAAAACTCTATCCCGGTTGCCGGATTATTAGCTTTACTCAAGCTACCCTAGACCCCAATCAACCTATTGTTCAGATTCAAAACAGTAAGTCCAAGAACTATCTACTGAACAATCAGACTATTGGTGAATCTGCAGAAGTTTATGAGGATTGGCAATCGGCAAATCGTAAGGATAGAACTGATGGGCTAAGTCAGAAAGCCGTGAATGCTTATCGTCGGGAAAATCCAGGTTCTAAACTCCAGACGGCTGTAACCGAAAAAAAGCCTAAGGGGAAGCGTGCCAAGCGTCGCGCTTCCTTTTGCCGACGTATGAGCGGAATGCGGAGCAAACTAACGTCATCAAAGACTGCACGGGACCCAGATTCAAGGATTAATAAGGCTCTGCGTCGTTGGCGTTGTGAGTGATTGGATTTCTTTGAGTCTTATGAGTTGATGATTTTTACTATTTGAGGTCTTATGTCGGAAGAGCATTATCTTGGTAATCCGCTTCTTAAGAAAGCAAATACAAAACTTGAGTTCACTGAAGACCAAGTTTTAGAATGGATGAAGTGTGCAGAGGACCCAGTGTACTTTGCAAAAAACTACATTCAAATTGTCACTCTTGATAAAGGATTACAACCATTTAGGCTGTATCCATTTCAAGAGAGGATGATTCGGGCCTTTGATGAGAACAGATTCACTATTTTTAAGTGTCCTCGCCAAGTTGGAAAAACGACTACCACAGTATCATATTTGCTGCATTATATCATTTTTAATGATAGTGTAAACATTGCTATTCTATCTAACAAGGCAAGCTCTTCTCGTGATGTTCTAGAGCGTCTTCAGACAAGTTATGAGAACCTACCGAAATGGCTACAGCAAGGTGTTCTTTCGTGGAACAGGGGCTCATTAGAACTGGAGAATAAGTCTAAGATTACAGCAGCCTCCACATCTGCATCATCCATTCGTGGTGGTACTTATAACATCATTTATCTGGACGAGTTCGCGTTTGTACCATCAAACGTCGCTGATACATTCTTTACTTCAGTGTATCCAGTAATCACCTCTGGTAAGAGTTCAAAGGTGATTATCACGAGCACGCCACATGGCATGAACCATTTTTATCGCTTATGGGATGATGCCAAAAAAGCAAAAAACGCTTATGTTCCATTAGAAGTAGGTTGGCGTGAAGTTCCGGGGAGAGATGATGAGTTTAGAAGAACTACCATTGCAAATACTAGCGAACAGCAGTGGAGACAGGAATTTGAATGTCTATTCCTAGGCTCATCAGGTACACTCATAAATGGTCCAACCCTAGAACGTTTAAGTTATGAGCACCCAAAGAACTCTAGCGCTGGCCTAGATGTCTATGAAGACCCAGTAGACTCTCACACATACGTAATAACCGTAGATGTGGCTAGAGGAGTAGAAAAGGACTACTCGGCCTTTCTGGTCATTGATGTGTCACAGTTTCCCCATAAAATCGTGGCCAAGTACAGAAATAATGCCATAAGACCCATCCTATTCCCGAACATCATTCACGATGTGGCCAAGTCCTACAATATGGCCTACGTGCTATGTGAAGTAAATGATGTTGGAGACCAAGTTGCTGCTGGATTGCATTATGAACTAGAATACCCGAACCTTCTTATGACCTCTATGAGAGGTAGAGCTGGACAAATCCTAGGACAAGGATTCTCGGGTAAGAAAGTCCAGCTTGGCGTTAAAATGTCTAAGACCACTAAAAAAGTTGGTTGCCTTAATCTTAAGACTCTCATTGAAGATAATAAGATTCAAATAGAAGACTTTGAGGTTATCAATGAGCTAACAACCTTTATTCAAAAGGGAAACTCTTTTGAGGCAGAAGAAGGGAAGAATGATGACCTTGTGATTTGTCTGGTTCTTTATGCCTGGCTAATCCTACAAGATTACTTTAAAGAACTCACTGACCAAGATATAAGAAAAAGAATCTACGAAGAACAGAAGAACCAAGTAGAGCAAGATATGGCTCCATTTGGTTTCATCAGTGATGGTGTGACCGACGAAGAAACCTTTATAGATAAGGACGGAGACAGATGGTATCTTGATGAGTATGGAGACTCTCAGGCCGAATTCACCTATATGTGGAACTATCTTTAAATCCGGTTTTTTCTAAATACATTTAGATAAACTGAGATTTAGGAGAAAAGTTAAATGGCGACTCCTCAACTATCTCCCGGAGTACTTATCCGTGAGGTTGATTTAACGGTAGGGAGGGCTGATAATGTCTTAGATAATATTGGTGCTATTGCTGGACCCTTTCCAACTGGCCCTGTGGATGAAGCGGTAGATATCACTACCGAGCAAGAACTCATCAATGTCTATGGCAAACCACTTTCTCTAGATGCTCAGTATGAGTACTGGATGAGTGCATCTTCATTCCTATCATATGGTGGTGTTCTGAAGGTTGTAAGAACCGATGGTGAGGCATTGGTAAATGCAAATGCCCGTCGTATTCGTAGTGGTGAGGTTGTTGAGTTCTCATCCAATGTAGGTGTTGCCAATACTCTACGTCCTCCTGGCACTTATACCATTCAGAACGTTGGTCTAACCACCAGCTATACTACCAATGACCCCGATGGAACTGGTCTAATTCTGACTGCCGTTGTTGCTGATAACGGAGCTGGTCTTGGTTCTACCGTAACCTTCTCTATCAGTAATGGTGGTAGTGCATTTAATGAGACTAACACTATCACCGTTCTAGACAGTGCTCTCGGTGGTGGTGGTGCTCCTAATCTCACTCTAACCATTTCTGACATTTATACCACTGGTGGTATTTCAACAGTTGGTGAGGAGAATCTCAAGATTAAAAACTTTGATGATTATTCCCTGAACTATGCTGATGACATTGCGGGCTATATGTTTACCGCAAAGACTCCTGGTTCTTGGTCCAATAATCTAAAGGTCTGTATCATTGATGATAAAGCTGACCAAATCATCACTGTGGGCTCCACTGTAGCTGCTCAGTGTGACGTTGGTATGGGTGTTACCGTATCCCTGAGCAACGTCACTTATACCCAGCCCAACGGTGTCAATGCTACCTTCACTGGTTACCTCAAGGGTATCGTCACCGGAGTACAGGATGATGCCATTGATGTAAAAATTGTATCTCGTGTTGGTGTTGGCACTGATGCTGATACTTTCATCACTTATAAGGCTCGGAACGCCGCTGCATCCATTCTTCCCTCCACCTCAACTCGTACTACTGTAGTTAACATTGTCAGTGAATCTGGTATTGTAACTTCACGTACTCTACCTATTGGTAGCACCAATGTCAAAGACTGGTATGATAACCAGACTCTTGACCTCGTAAATGCCGACATTCTCTGGCGCTCTATTGCCCCCAAGCCTGTCACCAATCAATACGTACTAGACCGCAACGGTCGTAATGACTCTATTCACGTAGTAGTCGTAGATGACACTGGTGATGTAACTGGTATTCAGGGCAACCTCCTAGAGAAGTTCCTGAACCTCTCCAAGGCTACCGACGCAGTTTCTGCTGTTAACTCCCCTCAGCGTATCTGGTATAAGGATTTCCTTGCTCAGTTCTCTCGGTACATTTATGCCGGTGATAATCCTTCAGACAATCAAAACAACGAGGAAGTATTCCAGACTGGATTCTCTTCTGGGTTTGCTCCTTACAGTGTAGCAGAAGGTCTCTGGAATGAGCCGGCTCAAGATAAGGTTTATAGTGCCATCGGTAACGCAGTATACGTTTTAAGTGGGGGTAACGACTACGGTGAAGTCGGTGACACTCCAGGTGAGACCGGCACAATGACGGCTGACCTTGGTCCCCTTCTGAACTCTTATGACCTATTCCTGAACCGTGACGAGATTCAGGTTGATTACCTCATTATGGGTCCTGGTCTAGCCAATAAGTTTGAGTCCCAGGCCAAGGCTGCTCACCTTATCTCACTTGCTGAGCAACGTAAGGATTGTATTGCAGTTACCTCCCCCCATCGCCTAGATGTAGTATCCGAGGCTAATCAAGAGACTGGTCTACGTCAGTATCTAACCACTGACCAAATCACAGATAACATCATTGAATTCTACTCAGCTCTACCCTCATCCTCTTATGCTGTGTTTGATTCTGGTTATAAGTACACTTATGACCGCTTTAATAACAAGTTCCGTTATATTCCTTGCAATGCCGATGTTGCCGGTCTGATGGTACGGACGGGCATCTTTGCCTATCCTTGGTTCTCTCCTGCTGGTCAGCAACGTGGTATTATCAATAATGCCATCAAGCTAGCTTATAGTCCTAACAAGGCTCAACGTGACCAACTTTACACTCAGAGAGTAAATGCCATTATCACCAAGCCTGGTATTGGAACTCTACTCTTTGGGGATAAGACGGCTCTCGGTTATGCATCTGCCTTTGACCGAATCAACGTTCGTCGCCTCTTCCTCACTGTAGAACAGGCTCTTGAGCGTACTGCTCAGGCCCAACTGTTTGAACTCAACGATGAGATTACTCGGGCCAACTTTGTGAACATCGTTGAGCCCTATCTCCGCGACGTTCAGGCTAAGCGTGGTCTCTATGGATTCTTTGTGAAGTGTGATGAATCCAACAATACTCCTGATGTAATTGATAACAATGAATTCCGGGCAGACATCTTCCTGAAGCCTGCGAAGTCCATTAACTATGTAACTCTTACTTTCGTAGCCACCAGAACTGGGGTTTCGTTTGAAGAAGTTGTTGGAACTGTTTAATCTTTATCTTATACAACACAACAGGAGGTTAATCGCAAATGGCTACTCTTAAGAGTCTATCCCAGTTCAAATCAAAACTTATCGGTGGTGGCGCCCGCCCCAACCTATTTGAAGTTACTATGCCCGCATTTCCCCCAGGTATAGAGCTGGGGGTGCAGGGTGATGGTGACGGTTCTTATGATGCAGAGAAGTTCTCATTTCTTTGTAAGGCTGCTGCTCTTCCCGCATCAAACATTGCACCCATTGATGTTCCCTTCCGTGGTCGCATCTTCAAGGTTGCTGGTGACCGCACCGTAGATACCTGGACCGTTACCGTTATTAACGACGAAGACTTCATGTATCGCCGGGCCTTTGAGGCTTGGATGCAGAACATCGCTCAGTACTCTGACCACAGTGGTCTGACTCGTCCTGAGGATTACATGATTGACGCTACCGTGGTCCAACTGGGTCGTGGTAACTCAAATGGTGGTAATGCCGACTTCTACAGCGGCAAAACCCCTGGTCGTGAGACTGGTACTGGTACTGGTGGTAATGCATCTGTACTTGCCCAGTACAAGTTCAAGGATATTTTCCCAACCAACGTATCCGCCATTGACCTTTCTTATGATACCTCAGATACAATTGAGGAGTTCACCGTAGAATTCCAGGTTCAGTTCTGGTATCCCGAAAAGCCCGGTAGCAATACAGCCCAAGGCTAAATAGGTTGATACAAACCTGATTTGGTAAATGGCGAAGTTATTTGGTTTTTCAATTGATGATAATGATAAACTAGCGTCAAGTGCAGTCTCCCCCGTTCCTCAGAATAATGAGGACGGGGTTGACCATTATTTGACCTCAGGATTTTTTGGTGCTTATGTAGACATTGAAGGCGTCTACCGCACCGAGTTTGATATGATTAAGCGCTATCGTGAGATGGCGTTGCACCCAGAAGTTGATAGTGCGATTGAAGATATTGTAAATGAGGCTATTGTCTCAGATACTAATGATTCCCCCATTAAGATTGAGCTTTCTAATCTTAATGCAAGTGATGGAATCAAAGAAAAGATTCGCGAAGAGTTCAAGCATCTTCTAGAACTACTAGATTTTGATAAGAAGTCTCACGAGATTTATAGAAACTGGTATATTGACGGTCGCCTTTATTACCATAAGGTGATTGACTTTAAGAAGCCTCAAGAAGGTATTCAAGAGCTTCGGTACATTGACGCCATGAAGATGCGTTATGTCCGTAAGCAGAAGAAAAAGAAAGGAGAACCAAATAATGCAAGTATCCTAAGGGTCACTGATAACCCTATGGATTTTGATTTCCCAGATATTGAGGAATATTTTCTCTTTGACCCTAAGGCATCTTATCCTGTGGGTGCAATGGGTGGTCAGAATCTAGGTGCAGGTGGTACTAAGGGTTCTGTTGCCATTGCTCGTGATGCAGTCACTTATTGCACTTCGGGTCTTGTGGACCGCAATAAAGGCATTACGTTGTCTTATCTTCATAAGGCCATTAAGTCCCTTAATCAACTTAGAATGATTGAGGACTCACTGGTGATTTATCGTCTTTGTCTCATTGGTGAAACTAGGGTCAAGACGAATAATGGTTACTCATACATCAAGGATATTAACGTAGGTGATACTGTTTATGCCTACGATAACACTGTAGATGGTCTAGTTGAGACTAAAGTAACCAATAAGTGGCTTACTGGCGTCAAGCAAACATTTAGGGTGAAGTCCAAGCACCATAGTATTGTTGGCACTGATACTCACCCGATTCTTGTTTATGATACTGCTACCAAAGAAGTTAAGTACGTTCCTATTAAAGACCTAGAACCTCGTCGCCACTTTGTTACTTATATTAAACCGGAAGATACAAATCACTCATCGGACAATACTTTTAATATGGAAACTATTCGCGAGAATGGTATTCCATCTTGGTTGTTCAATGAAGCTGATGCATATAAAATCTGGTTCCTTTATGGCCTTCTAGATGAGCGAGGTTTTTATGAGGATACTCTAGATGGGTTCTCTCATAAGCTAGTAGGTAATAAAAAGTTCATTGAGGATATCAAGGAATTCTGCAACTCTCTAGGTGTTGCTAGTTCTCATATTGAGAAAGTTTCCGAGTCTTATGAGCTGCTCGTGGGTCCTTATGAGCTTCCTAAGTTTGAGAAGATTGAGTCCGTAGAACCTGCTGAGACCGAGGCTGTTTATGATATTGAGGTTGAGCACGAGAAGCATAACTTTGTTGCCAACGGTATTATCGTTCACAACTCCAGGGCTCCTGAGCGTCGTATCTTCTACATTGACGTAGGTAATCTTCCTAAAGTCAAGGCAGAGCAATATCTGCGTGATGTTATGATGCGTTATCGTAATAAGCAAAATTATAATGTCGCCACAGGTGAGATACAGACAGATAAAAGG